GAAGTTCGAGGTCATATCAGTGCCCGAGTACGAGCGGCTGATATAAGGCTGCGGCCTCCAGATGGTGTTGTTGGTGCGCTCCATCATCGTCTGATCCGTGGTGTAGATCGAGACGTTGCGGGACAGGACAAGGGCGTCTTGAAACCCCTCAAGGAGGTTTTCAAAGGCTACCCGTTCTTCTTTACTAAATGCATTAGCCATATACTAGGATTGGTTTTTTAACTGACGTTTGTAAGCAATAACTTTCGTCATGTCGCCGGTGCGTGCCGCTTCTTCACGCAACCGTTCCAACTGAGCGTTGGACGAGTCAAGACTACCGTTTCCGTTAATCTTTTTTTCAGGAGGAGGAGCTTGTTTTCGAGAGGTCACAGTCAGTTGGGTTTCTAGTTTTGCTACAGCAAATGCGAACTTAACAGGATCAGTGATCTCACCAAGTTCTTTTGCTTTCTTTGGATTTTTGCCCAAAGCATACACAACTATTGCCGGATTTTGAGCACCCTGAAGAATGATTCCCTGCTGAGTCACATTCAGAGTTTCAAGAACAGTCTCTTCAGCGTCTTCAAAATCAGAAACTTTTAGTCCAGTCTTAGACTGGGTATAGCCTTCCAACTTCTTTTGCCAGGATTCTGCTTCCTCCTGCTGTTTAGCTCTCTGCTGCGCTTCAGCCTCTTCAGACTGACGCTTGCGTTCAAACCAGTCAGCAAGTTCGTTCTCAAACTTATCTGAATCGTAATCGCAGTCCTCAAGTGTCGGTTTCTTCCCCGGCGTGACAGGAAATTGCTCTGGTGCCGGTGAAACAGATTTGAGTCTTTCCTCAAGTTCGCGCTTCTCGCGCTGCAACTCGCGGTAGTTCTTTCTCAGGTTACGCACCCATTCGGGTGCCTGCTTCTCTTCCTCTTCCTGGGGTGGCGATTCCCCTGCGATAGTAACTACAGTTTCGTCTCCGGGATCTTCAGTTTTCTCAGGCTCTGTATTTTCTACAGCCTCTGTTACGACTTCAATCTTATCGGATACTTCTTCTGTTGCTTTATCGTCTGCCGGTGTGGTGCTATTCATATGTCTAAAACTATCTCAACGCAATAGAAATTAACTATTGCATTGGCTGGGTGGGCTGAGTCAAGCGGTCAGCAAGCGCAAAGATACGATCCTGATCGGTCGTGCTGACCTTAGAAAGCGTCTCTGTCGTCTTGGCCCGCGCTTCTTCAGCCTTAGCCACAGCAAGAATACTGTCTGCCTGCGCTTTAGAAGCCCGTGCAATGGCCTCTTCGCTGGCAGCCTGCAAGTACTGCGCCTGTGGATCAGGCTGGGCATTCTGAGCCGCTATAGCCATTTCTTCAGCCTCTGCCTCTGTAGGCTTGAGCACGCCCATCATCAGGAGCTTCTTACGGAAGTAGTCGCGAACGTCACTGATCCCTTCGCCTTCCATGTTGAGCATTGCCATGGCAGAGAGCACCTGAGTCATCTCAGGGTCTTGAGTCATGGTCATCATGTCAGTCAGCGCCCGGACAGTGGCAAGCCGCTTGGTGGCACTGCTAGGGCCAACAGAGACGACAACGTCATACTCAGCACTAGACATGTCGTTTTCGTACTCAATCTCGCCTTCTTCATTGACCACAGGCTTAAGCAGCTCGATGGGCTCCATCTTGCCGGACTCGTGGACTGTCTTCATCTTGCGACCTTCTTCGATGAAGATGTCACGAGCGATAGAAAGCCAGACTTCGCCACAACGCTTCACGGCCTTTGCCATGTTGCTCATGTAGATGAAGGTCTGCATGTCGAGGCGCTGTTGGATCAACTCAACAGTCTTGCCACTCAAGTGACTGACCATCTTGTCTCCCTGCCCCGGGGAGCCGAGGATCTCTTGCATGTCTACTTCAGTTAGCTGAAGGAGAGCTGCCATAGAGGGCGGCAGGGAAGGAGGTTTAGTGTAGGCCACAGGACCAGCCGCCATAGGGCTGCCGTTGGCATCTGTCATCGTGTTGATGAGCAGGTAGGGGTAGTTCTTGAGGTTATCCTCTGCCCACATCAACTGGTGTCCCGCCACCTGTTCAGGCACTAGAATCGGCTTCTCCATGGCCGAAAGCGCACTGATCTCACCCAGCTTACTCAACTGCATGTTCTTGAGGCGCTGGGCGTCCTTGGCGAGCCTGACATGCCCCATACACCGCTCGACGTTGTCTACAAACCACCGCTTCCCGTACACAGGGATAATCGGGATGTTTTTGCCGGCGATGTACCCACAGTCTTCGAGGATCTTGGCCCCAGACATGATGTACTTACGCACCTTGCGCGTCTTGACCTTCTTGCGCCTGACTTCTTTCCAGCCAGTGGCAAGCATCTCTTCTTCCTTGTACAGTTCCTCCGGCCGGAGAGACTCTTCTTCGCCGTTGAAATCTTTGTAGATACGAATCTGTTCAGAGACTTCCTCCACCTTGTAGTACTCAGCAACGTAGACAACAGAAGGCGTGTACCAGTCGAACTGGGAGCGAGTAATCGTCTTGGGCCAGGTCGCGGGATCATCATCGTATTCTGCCTTGTAGGCCTCCCTAGTCATGCTGGTCAGCACAAAGCAACGCTTGGCGTCTGCCTTATCCTGCCGCTTGGCGCCCAAGTCGAAGTAGACGCTAGTGTCAGCGTCGAAGATCGGCTCAATACAGACACGCTGTTTGTCGTCCTCTGGGTCTTCCTCATTCTGGTACTCAGTCCTAAGCCTCCACGCACCAAAACCACCCATTACAGCCTCTTCAAAAGCGTTGTCGTAAGCCTCTTCAGCCCCTGAGTCCTGTTCATCTGCCCTGTAAAGCCCTGCACAAGTGTCAGCGAGCTTGTCGTACTCTTCTCCTTCTTTCGAAGAGAAGTTCACTGTGATGCGATTGTTACGATACTCGTTAATGATCCGAAGCACTGCCATGTGGATCTTGTTTACCTCGAACCTAGGCTTGTTCTCGAACTGATCGCCAAGAGGGCCTTCCCATTGTGCGCCAGCGAGAGAACAAAACCTGCGGTCCCCAAGGCAGTTCATGCGCTCTTGGTACATAGCGCCCTGAATCTGATCGAACTCAGCACGGGCAGCTTGGTGAATTAGGGAAAGTTTGTCTTCGGTCATCTCTTGAAAAAGTTAATCACTGGCATCACAAATGAGCTATTCCTCTTTGTACCATACTTAGATGGAATAGCAGCCCTACTCAAGCCACTTACTACTAAATACCGTGTCGCGTCCATCAAATGGTCGTTATCTTTCACAACCTTCCCCTTTTCATCCCTGCGATAAAGGCGAAATTCGTTTAGCCAGTTGCGAAGATTTGCAAAAACACGGAGCTTACCGGCTGACATCGTCTGCCACACCGTGTACAGCCCACTCTCCACTGCGTTATTCGCAAGGGTTATGTCGAGACCGTGCCTGCGATACATGCCAAGAAGCTGTTGCCCGTCTGTCTGCGCTCGACCGCGACTGGCTGGATCAATTACGCCCGGCATCTCACCACGGGCTTTGATCGCCTCCGCGTGCAGGATCGGCTCTGCTTGGCCTCGATAGTACTCTGAGTAGAGATACGTCACCTCTGTATCAGGGTTAGTGGCGCCCCAGACTACAGCAGTCCTGTTCCAGCCTACGTCCATGCCGTAGCACCTTCTCCAGTGCTCTGGGATGGCAAACTCTTCACAGATGAGTTCACTCTCTGGCACTGGGTAGATGGCCCCAGCTCCAAGCTGTGGAACGCCTTTAGAACGAGCATCACGCTGAAATGGCGGGATCGACGCCCAAAGTTCGTCCTTCTGTTGCTTAGTCAGGTGCGGGACATCGTCCCAAGTCGCCATGCCAACATACTTGCTTCCATTAGCCTGCTCTTGGACTTCCCCATTTGGCATGAACGATAAGACAGTCTCACTCATGCCCATCAGAGGGGTGAAGGTGAGCATCGTCATGCCGTTGTTGGTCATCGTTCTCAGAAGACACTCTGTGTACACATCCAGAGGCGGTTCTTCGTCCAGCCAGATCACATCCTGTTCAGAGCCTTGAAACGCTTCACGACGCTGATCGTAGGACTTGAATGTAAGACGAGACTCCCCACCAGAAGCATGACGTACAGTAATGACTTCAATAGCCTCTGCTACCCCAGCCTTGGCAGTAGTCTTGATGAGATCTGCCTTAGGGATGAGTCCAGTGCCAAACTCACCAGGTGGCCCAAGCAACTTCATCTGAAGAATGTCGCGAGTCGTTTTGCCGGTGTCTCCCGCTGCCCAGGCACTCACTGGCCGATCAAACTTCCTGCCCTCCCACCAAGCGGGATAACGGCCTGTCATATGCAACACCATCTCGTACCCGCCAATACTCTCAGTCTTGCCAATACGATTGGCAGCCATCATCAGGCGCTCTCTGTAGCGTGCCCCAGCCGCAAAGTAAGCGATGTGCTTGGGATACAGTTCACGCCGGTACTCTCCAGTATCAGGGAAGTAAGTACCGATCTTACGCTCCTTGCGTCGCCTCAGAGACTCTTCAAGCAAGAGAGTTAGCTCTAGGTTCTTGTCGAGATTGTCGAGAAGATCGCTCATTGCCCTCTACTCCTCTGTATCCTAGCGATCTCAAACTCGATGTACTGAGCAGCCTTCTTGAGATCCTCCACGGGGTCTTGGCTCTTAAGCCCAGCTCGCCAGATGTACTTAATGCAGTTGCCGAGGTTGAAGTTGAAAGCCTCTGCAATGGTCACACATTCCACGCCACTAGGGTGCTCAGTGTAGTGCTTGGGGTGGTAAACATTGTTCATACAAAAAGAAAACCCGGACACCATCACACGATGGGCCGGGTCTGTTTACTTTCCCATCCAGCCATACCCCCGGGTTGACTGGTTGGCCTGTAGGTTGAAAGATCTCTGAGAATCGTGCAAGTATTTTTCATACTTTCATCACGATTACCTTGTACTCGACTCCGTCCTCTGGCCCGCCCTCCAAGTCAAAAGTGAACTCTTCGTAGTCCATGTCTCTAGACATCGAGTTAAGCAAGAGCGCATAGGCAATATCAGCAGCCTGTTGCGCTTCTTCAGGGATAGAGTTTAAGTCCATAAAAGAGTTGCCAGTCTCTCCCGGCT